TCACTTTTATCACCCCGCCTCACTCACAAAATCCACCTGTTCAGGGTCTGCAAACGCAATGAAATACGCAGGTAAAATTTCTGGATAATTAGGTATTTCGTAAATTTCTTTGAAATAGGCTTTTTCCACGGTAGCATTGGCAAATAATACCATACCCGCTTTCCCCACTAATTCAGGATTGACTTTCACATTAATCCAAGATTCGGTTGAACCTGGTTTTAACGTCACTTTCTGTACCCATTGGTTTTTTGGGCGAGCGGTAGCGGCGGTTTGTAATGCTGCCACAGCCTCTTGTAAGTGGGCAATGTCTTTTCCAAGTTGATAGATAAAAGCTTGGTCTTGTTGGTTAATTTCTAATTTTTCCATTTTTGTAGTCCTCTTTAGCTTGGTTGTAAATTGTTAAAAGTGCTTTATCAAACAGTGCAAGGCTTGCCAGCTTTACACAAGGCTTAACCTGGATTTGCACGGTTTGTTTGGGTTTTACTTGGATAGTTTGCATCATACTCTCCGCGTAATATCGTGTTGTAACCGCACTTTGCCGTTACACCACGTTTTAATTTTGCCGTCTGGCGTGGTTTGTTGCAGGTCAAATCTTGCCTCTTTCCACGTTACATTTTCTGTTTGTTCATGGGCGATAATGAGGCTGACTTCATTTCCACTGATAAGAATGCCTTGGTTGTCCGTCGATAGATGAATCTTCTCGCTCGTACTGCCAAAAGGCACGATATCGCAATCAAACCGACTGCCTGTAAAATCTAAGGGTTCGCCGTTTTCTTCAGTAAAAACGAGGGTTTCTGCTTCGTCATCGCCACGAATCCAGTTAAAGATAATATCTTGCATGGTGTGCTCCAAATATAGCCACTAGTTGATTCGGACTAAACCGCCAGCCGTTCTCGCCCCCCTGAATCGCATTAAAACACCATTCTGAACAAAAATATTTTGAGCGTTTTTGTTTGATGCCAAGTACGATTCCTAGCGCTCCCCACCAGTCGTATTTACAACCCAAAGTGCGGTCAAAATAGGCTTTGATTTGTGCTTCGGTTATACCGTCGAGCGGAATTAAATCCCATTTTGTGCTATCGGACACATCAATCTGTTTGCAACGCACGCCACCGTCTTGTACCGATGATGAGTAGCAGTCATATACTGTCGCATGCTCATAATGATGTCCGTTGCCAAACTCAATGCACTCAATGGCAATCTCACAGTGCGAGTATTTGCCCTTTGTGAAAAATCGCGTTACTGCATCAGCTACCGCTTTTAACGGCTCTTTTAAAAAGCTGCGCTTGTGCTTATAAAAAGCGAGATAAATACGGTTAGCCATTGTTATAAGCCTCCATTAATGCATCCATTTGTTTAATAATGTCATCCTGAATGGACTGCATTTTATCTATTGTCAATCCAGGTACTTTAAGCTCATATTTGCGCATGCGCTGATTAGCCAGCTCAACTTGTAGCTTCTCAAGGCCAGCCGCTTGCACCAAAATCAAATCTGTTGCAGATTGATTGTTTAAACCTGCACGTTTGGCAAAATCTGTAATATAACGACTACAGTCACCTTGATAGTTTGCTGCCTTATAAGCTTCAGCTGCTGTTTGGCGCTCACGATATTCCGATTCAAACCGCGTCCACGTGCTGTAGATTTTTGCTGCATGGTTGTCAATTTGCTCAATTAAGCTGTTACGTTTTTCCGTTAAAAGTGCGACCTGTTTCCCTGGAGGAAGCACCCAGCCATTACCATTCCACACGTGGTCTAAGGTCGGCTGTTTTTCAACTAATAGAATTTTGTCGCCTTTTAATATTGGGGTGTACTCCTCCAAGTTTTGTTCCGGGTCGATTTCCAACTCAATGTATCGCTCCAAATCGTCCGGGGCTGGAAAAATAACGTATTCACTGATGTTCTCTTTTAAAAAATAAACTTTCACTTTATGCTCCTACAACAACTACCTTCTTAATAATAGGCTTACGGGCGTTTTCCGGCGTAAGGGTTATTGATTTACCGTTTTTGGTAATTTTTAAAGCCATCGAAAAATTATAGTCCCCCGCAGAACCACCCGCGTCCTGGTCACCAATCGACGTATTGTGGCAATTAGCAATAGGTGCAGATAACCACATATCACTAACCGTCCCCGCTCCACTTGATTTTGTTACGCAAACAAATAAGATCCCTTTTTCAAAAGGGATATTCACAGTTATGGCATTATTGCTCGACCCTTGCCATACCACTTGTTCTTTTATCTGTAGTTGTTTATAGAGTTCACTCAGGGCATATTCACTCACGACTTTATCTTTTGCTTCACCGGTCGTTGCATGAGATATTTTGTTAGATTGGATAGCATTATTAAGACTAGCACCTCTGCTAGTTTTAACATCAGCGGCTGATAAAAAATCGCCGTTATGCTCAAAGCCCCAATATTTATGAGATCCATTATCTTCAATAAGATGGATAACGCCTCGGCCAAACCCATCGCCTTCGCCTTGCTTGGTCGTGTAACCAAGTGAAAATCCAGCGCCATAACGTCCTTTTGACCGCACCAACCCTTTAACAAATGGATGATACGTATCACGATCTTGAGATCCCTCGGCATTAACTAAAAACGGTGCGCCGCTGGTATATTGATTATCATAGTTACCATACCCATAATGTTTAGATGAGATGCCGACGGAATACAAAATGCCAGTCATAGAATCACCAGCTTTATTTACCGCCCAGCTTCGATAGGCAACAACTTCACCGTCATTTCCCAGTGTTGGGAATGATAGATAGACACGATTGCCTATATTAGGGATAAACATCATATTAAAACGACGATTAGCCTCTTCGTGCGAATTTGGGTGAACCTCTAACTGCCAAAAGCCTTGTGATGTCTCAAATTGATAAGCGCTCCATCCTCCAGATGTATTTTTAGCCCTCAATGTACCGTTTATAGTTGTGTCACCTGTTTTCGGTACTCGACCCTCAGCGTTTTGGTTTGCATTATCTGCGGCAGTTTTTGCTTCCACTCCTTTGTCATAAGCCGTTTTAACCGCAGCACTGGTTGCGACGGTGTCTGCACTATTACTATTTACTGCAGAGGATTTTTTGCTGTTTGGGATAACATTGCCAAGCGCACGTGTGTTGGAGTCAATAAGCTGTTTTAGCTGATAGGCGGTTTTAGGTGTTAAGGCCAAATCCTCACTTTGGCTATCGTAGCCAGTGTAGAGTTGGGTTACCCCATATTGAGTTAATGTTGCGCGAGCAATCTCACTCAACGCAAACCCCCAGCGTACCCAATATTGGGAATTTGATTCATTCGGGCGGTTGTTTTTACTGTCTTTTAATGCACGGTAGCTTACGCCATCAAACTGGACACAAGAGCCTTTTGTATAGTCTTGTGTAGCAGACCATTCGGGCAACCCTCGCTGCATCAAATAAGTGTGTTTTTCGTCAAGTCGTTTAAACAAGAAGTTAAACCACTCCATCGGTGGAATTCCTCCTGTTTGTTCAAAGGAAATTCCCCAACCACGCAATAAGTCTGGGAAATTATCGACCTCACCCTGTTTTGCAGATGATGCAAAAATGCTTTCATCAGGCTTATTTACTAATGCCATATGTGACCTCTTATATTAAGTTGAAAAGATATTGCACACCTGCTTGGCGTGGCAGAATATCTAGGTGATTGATTGCGAATTTTTTAAAATCAGATGTGCTAGCACTTGGCACAGCGATAGAGACGGTCATATCGTAGTTATCGACAATGTGGCTGCCTTCGCCAAAAATAAATAGGCACGCCTCAATCAAGTTTGGTAGCGTGCCTATTTGGTAGTTTTTAAGAATTCTGCATTTAATCAGGAACCGATAATCATCATCAGATAATCTGACAGAATCAGACAGTGGGTCTCGTTTTCGATACCATTGCGCACCGCCTAGTCTTTTTTTGCTAAATCCCAGTGCGTGAGGCGAATTGCGGAAACCAAAAAACTTACGCAATTGATAGCCATTAATAACCCGAAACTGCCCGACGTGTTTACCGACCAAATCAAGCTGATGCCCTGTTGCTGTTTCAATGTTCAACACATCTTGCAATCGATATAAATCGATAAAGCCTTGCCCGATAATGTTTTCAAACAGCTTAATCGTTGAGACGGCCTTTGGCTTGTTTCGGTATTGCCAAATCAACAAATCAGAATAGCCCATTATTCCACCTCAATGGTTATATCCGTTGCTAAAATTCGGATTAATTCACGTGGTTGCGCGGTAATGTTTTCCGTGGTGAGAGACTGCCCTTTACGCCCGATTTTTAGTTCTTTCACCCAGAAACCGCCTACTTTATTAATTGGCGAATAAAGTCGGGAAAGCGAAAGATTTTGCCCGATGCCAAAACGTTGAATGGATAATAATCGTTTGATTTCATCCTTATCTACTTCAGTAAAATCCTCATATCGAACACAACGCATAGACACTTGCACATCAACAGGTGTTGCACGGTCGAACCGCAATGCTCTACGTTCGCCATTTACCGTTAAAGTTGTTTCTGTAGCACCTTGCAGCCCCACCCCTGCCCCTTTGTTTTCGTAAATAACGTGGGCAATTTGCTCATCTGCCCCGCCATCTACAATAATATTCAAGGAGTTAGGCTCGACCCCATATTTATCACGTTGTTTAGTGTTATTTTCTAGCACTTTAACTTGTCTAACATCAGGTAATGCGGCAATTTTGGATTGGATAGCATCGGCAGAATTTTGCGCATTTTTGGTTCGGCTGATGAAAAAGCGTTCTCGTAATTGCAAGTCGGTTTCTTCTTCCTCGCCAATTTCGGCATTTTCGAATGTGGTTGCCGAGGTTAGCCCAAGCGTAACGGTCTCAATGGTTAAATTCGTGTTTTTTATGAGGTTAAACGCACCTAATTCTTCGCCGCGGAAGTCCGCACGGGCAGAACCATTGCTATCTAGTTGTACATCTGCCGTTAATACCCACCGCACTTTATGTGGGTCAGACACTACAATCCCCGCATAAAGGTGAGTTAATGGCTCTCCTGTCAAAATCACTGAGCGCAAATAGCTATAGCTTGCCGCTCGTCTTATCAACCCTGCATAAGCAACTCGCTGGTCGAGCCAAGCACCTGTTGCAACATTAGGATCTAACTGTCGATATACGTTCTCGGCAAGCTCCTCAATATCCATCTTCATTTGAGCAAGTAAGCCGACCATTTGCCCATCTGGCGAGTTGGGCGATAGGTCGATATTCTGCCCATAGATTTGTCTAAATCCATCTTCAAATCGTGCCACGATTTCGTTTAATCGCTCAATTTGAATCCCTGTTTCAATCAGTTTTGCCATATTTTCTCCAATAAAAAACCCGATCGGAAATGATCGGGTGGTGATTTTAAGCACGCCAAAAGCCGCTTACAGTTTCCCGTAAGCGGTAAGTGCGGTCGGATTTTCCGTTGTTTTTAGAAGTCGATTTTGACAGCTTTCTGGTCAAACTGGCGCAAGTGTTCTAATGCTCGCCAATTTGTCATTGGGTCAATCTCAAACTCTTGTGTAATGCGGTTTAAGATTTTGTTTGTTGAGCGTAATACACTTAAATATTCGTAAGCCTGTCCGTAGATTTGCCCGCTCATATTTGAGCCTAACACGTTAAAAGCTCTTTCAATGTGTTGGAAAGTGCCGACACCACGTTTGAAAGCGAACCATAACCAAATAAGCTGTTGGAGTTCGTACTCGGTAAATTCAAAGGTGAATTTCTTTTCACGGCTAGGCAATTCAGCCTCAGTGATTAATTCCCCTTCTAAAATTATTTTGTGAACATACTCTACTGCTTGCGGTAATTGCTCAAGGGTTAAATCCTCTATGCTTTCCACATTAAAGCGTTGATGGACTAAATGATAAGCCTCAGAATAAATTAATCCCTTTTTGCTCACGAGCATATTCACGGCATTGCGTAATCCTGTGCGATCATCTACTGTGGTTTTACGTTCAGCTTTACCGTTAAACCAATAATCATGTAACGCTTGATAACACTCTTTTTTGTATTTGATTAATGTGTCACGGATTTCTGGTTTACAACGATTAATATCAATACCAAATAACCAACCGTTTAAATATTCGATTGGTAAGCAAATCATATTTTGGTTGCCGCCATTAGTAGGTATGATCATAACGATCATACCTTGAGAAAGAACTTCATCACGTTTGATACGTAATACTTGAGGTTCCCATGCAAGACCAATATTTTCACAAATAGGCTTCATTGCAACATAGTGATTGCCATTTTGTTCAACGGTAATTAATGACTGATTGTTGAATGAAATTGTTTGGGTTGAGATTTGATTAGCCATTTCTGACTCCTTTGTTTTATTTTACGAAGATTTGACCTAATAGGGTCGCCAAGAGGTTCGTAAACCGAAACAAAGAACGGCCGGGATTATTCCCCTTTCGGGTATTTTATTCTCCGCCCTCTCGGCATAGATAAGATGTGGTTATGCGTAATGAATGTTTAATGGCAATAAACAAACAAGGTTACTAAATTTCACGCATAAAAAAACCGCTATGCTATCGGGTGCGGACTTCCGCTTTGTTTTAAGGTTACGAGCCTTGATACACAATATAAAGTAAAAACCCCGTCTTGTAAACGGGGTTTTGAATTTATTCTTCTTCTGATAAACCTTCATCATCAGATCCAATAATATCAGTATATTTGTGCTCTTTCTCCATTGCCAAGGATTGATAATATTCCGACGCTTCGGCCAGCATTGTAAACTCAATTTTAGCATTGCGTTTTTTGACCTCGTCGGCAATTATCTCTAATGGTACCTTAAAGAACTCTTTACGTGGATTGACACGGTTTACTTGATGATCCGCAAACACCTTGTGCAATTCATTTTCTAATGCCGGCGCATCTTCACTATAGATCAATGCGTGAACATCAAAAGAGAATGGCACGCTAGCATCGCCCAATTCTCTTATACGGTCTAATGGCTCTAATCGGCGTGTCATACCAATTTTAAACACATTCTCACCAAATGAACCAATATTACTGATTACATAAACGTGACCTGATTTTGTTAGTTGAGCTTGAGAAATAGCCCTCTGGCTATTTTCCAAGGCTTCTTGATATTTCAGCTCCAACTCGGCGATTCTTGCCTGAAGCTCAGTGTTAGCCTGATCTTTCTCAAGCAGTTTCCGAGCATTTTCCAACTCTTTCTCGGCATCTCGTTGAGCTCTTTCCGCCTCAGCTTTAGCTTTCTCTAATTCTCTTTGTGCTCTAGCCTCTTCTCTCATTTCCTCTTTAATTCTGGCTTGTTCTGCCTTTTCTTCCTCTTTCTTCAAGGCATATTCATAGGTAGCCATTAATTCTTTTAGCTTAAGAGATAAATAAGCTGGATTAATAGATATTAAATTGTGTTGATTTAGCTTATTAATATGCTCATAAGAATGTTGGATTCCATTTCGTATTTTTTCAAAATTACTACTGCTAACTTTACTAATCAGCGCATCACATTCATTATTGAAAGCTCTTAAAGCTAAATCAATATTATTTTTTGTCATTTTAGCACCTTGCTTTTTAGCATCTTTACCTGTCCCAACAGTCCATGTTGTAGAGCAAGTACAAGCCAAATTACTTTTAAATAGTGCTTTTTGCTTTTCTCTTAATTCAAGAATTTTTGCTTTATATTCTTCAGAGGTATCAAAGCTAAATATAGGCTGATATAATCCAACCCTTAATAAAGCCCCTTCTGGTTCATAACTCTTAAGCTCATCCTTAATTAAAGATAACTCTTTTGACTTTTCATTAATCTCATCTTGTAGGTGTTTAATTTTTGATGATAGGTCGTTATATTCCGATTGTATCTTTTGATCCTTGCCTTTTCTTATTTTCTTTATAATCAGATAAACAAGATAAAAAGGGCTAAGTAACATTAAAATTACAATAATTGTGGCAAAAATATTGCTTGGTTCCATAGTATGCATCCTTCATTAAAAATAGGAATATCTATTCTACGAAACCAAAATTGCTTATGTAGGTTTTTAATCAGAAATTTTCTATTTTTGCGATCTCCATCACAAAACTTTACTTAATTTAACCGCACTTTAAGCGTCATAACGTGCGGTTTGTTGTTGTCCGTAAATATCTTGGTAATCAATTGATATGGTCAGCTTGCGTGTGTCTGCATCAAAATTAGCTTGGTAATCGGTAATTTTCGACACACCTTCAGTTTCCAACACATAGCGTTTTATTTTGATTTCCCAATCTGCCATATTTACCCCTCGCCCCATTTGTTCAAGCCAAGGCAAACCGTGTTCTAGGTCTAAAAACCAATCATTAGTAAATGACCAAAGGCGAGTTTGTACATTTTGAGCAATGGCATCTGATTCTGTTGCGTAGTTCGAAAAGCCTTGTCCAAATGTCCAATCGTGCTCTTTATTAAGTCGTCTTACTCTCATTCTGGCACTCCTG